ATATACTCAGGCACCTACGGTTTCCATAACAGGATTATCTACAGTTGGTGTTGGAACTTATATCTATAACGAAACCATAACTGGAGAATCCTCAGGAGTAACGGCAAAAATCAGAGATTTCAGAACTACTCAACCGACAACACCAGGTGTTCTTCCTGTTACCAATATTAGAGTCTCACTAAATACTGGTAAGTTTAGTCCTGGTGAAACAGTTGTAGGGACAATTTCATCTGCTAGGTACACTGTTTTAAGTTACGATACAGAGAGTTATGATAATCCGTATGACACTAATGAAGAAATAGAATTAGAGGCGGATGATATTTTAGATTTCTCAGAGTCAAATCCATTTGGTAATTATTAATGTTAGGAACATACTTTTATCACGAAATTATAAGAAAAACTATTATTAGTTTTGGAACTTTATTTAATGATATTTCTATCAGACATACAAAAAGTGATGGTAGTATTTTAGATGAAACAAAAGTTGGTCTTTCTTATGGACCAATGCAGAAGTTTTTGACAAAAATTCAAGAACAAGAACAGTTAACGAAATCTATTGCAATCACTCTTCCAAGAATGTCATTTGAGATGACTACGATTCAATATGATTCAACTAGAAAAACTGGAGTTACTCAAACATTTAAGGCAAACGATACTACTGATAATAAAACAAAAAAAGTTTTTATGCCGGTTCCATATAATATTGGATTTGAACTTAATATTTTCAGTAAGTTGAATGATGATGCTCTTCAAATTGTTGAGCAAATACTGCCATTTTTTCAACCATCTTTTAATTTGACTGTAGATTTAGTCAGTTCTATTGGAGAAAAAAGAGACATTCCAATTGTTCTCGATAGTATTGATTTTCAAGATGATTATGAAGGATCATTCCAAACGAGAAGAGCATTAATTTATACTCTAAGATTTACTGCTAAAACTTATCTATTCGGTTCTATTGCCGATACATCTGATGGTCTCATCCGCAAAGTTCAGGCAGATGTTTATGCCGATACTAATACAAAGACTGCAAAACGTGAAATGAGATATACTGCTGTTCCTGATCCCATTACTGCAGAACCTGGTGATGATTTTGGATTTACCGAGAGTTGGGAATTTTTAGGAGACTCCAAAAATTATAGTCCTACTAGACAAGAGGATATTTGATTGTTATGAATAATAATTATGATTCAATCGATGAGGCTCTGAATATTGATAGTGATATTGTAGAGTCAAAACCAATCAAAAAACCAGAGATCATAAAATCGAAGGATGATGATATAGAGAAAGATTATATCTATAGTCGTGCGAATCTCTACTCCCTCATAGAGAAGGGTCAGGAGGCAATCAACGGCATTATGGAGGTAGCAGGGGAAGGAGGCAGTCCAAGGGCATACGAGGTCGCAGGGCAGTTGATTAAGAGTGTTGCGGATACTACTGATAAGTTGATTGACTTACAGAAGAAACTTAAGGATGTAGAAGACGAAACTAAAAAGACCACAAATAATGTCACCAATAATGCAGTGTTTGTTGGGTCTACATCAGAACTTCAAAAAATGCTTAAGCAAGGTTTTCTAAATAATAAAGAGTAATCTACTTTTCGTCGATGAAAAAGTGTAAGCAAGGATATTATTATTGTTATACTGATAAGAAGTGTAAACGAATTCCACTGGGATATCGTATTGCATCTGGTGGATATCTTCGCAAAGAAAACGGAGAAGAATCTGGAGAAGATAGTGATAATAATGGTAATGGGAATGGTGGAAACGGTAATGGGAATGGTGGAAATGGAAATGGTGGTGGAAACGGTAATGGTGGCGGAAATGGTGGAGGAGTAAGTGAATCGAAATCTGGTGACAGTTCTTTGCGCGACTGGTTTGGTAAAAGCAAATCAAGTGATGGAAAACCTGGTTGGGTCCAATTAGGTGGCAAGTATGCCGGAAAACCCTGTGCCAAACAACCAGGACAAACCACAAAACCAAAATGTGGATCCAGCAAAATGGCCGCAAATTTAGACGATAAGGAAGAGAAAAAGGCATTTAGTAGAAAGCAACGTCAAGATCCAAATCCAGATAGAAAAGGGAAGGCAATCAACGTGAAGACAGAAGAAACTGTAGTAGAAAAGGCAGGTGAGAAAGATGCCTGTTATAAGAAAGTCAAGAGTAGATATAGTGTTTGGCCTTCTGCATATGCTTCCGGAGCACTTGTAAAGTGTCGTAAGGTTGGTGCTGCTAACTGGGGAAATAAGTCAGAGTCTGTAGAGTATTCTGATTGGAGAGATGATTTTCAGGCAATGGAATATGAGTTCGTTGATATTATCAAACCAGAACCCATTAAAGGTGGACAAGAGCAGATTGATGAGGGACAAAAGTGTTGGAAAGGTTATGAGAAGAAAGGAACCAAAAAGATGTTTGGTAAAGTTGTAAATAATTGTGTAAAGAAGGAAGGATATGATGTTGGTGATGTTGATCAAAAAGTTGGTGCAGTAACTCCTATTCCCAAAGATGAGAGAGAAGCAGCAAAACAAAGATTACTTGCTAAGGCAAAAGCAAAACGTGAAAAAATGAAAGAAGAAGTTAAGATGGATGAGAGTCATAAGAATCCTGAAAGTGTTAAAAGTATTGCCAAAGAACTAGATAAAGCAGTCGAAATGCATAAGAGTCAAGCAAAGAGACTCAGAAAATCTGGTGTATCTGAAGAAAAAGAAGAATCTAAAGTCGGTGGTGGTAACTTGAAGAAACTTACGGCAAAAGCAGTAAGAAGAATTGATGCCGATGTTGATGGTGATATTGATAGTGTAGACATGAAATCTCCAGAAACTGGAGTGTTTGTTCCTTCTCCTGATGGTAAGAAAAAATTAAAACCAAAAGTAAGATTTGAACAGTCTGATTGGAAGAGTGAACTTGAAGAGGGTGCTGCCTGGACTAAAAAATCGGGTAAGAGTAAGTCTGGTGGTCTTAATGAGAAGGGACGTAAGTCTTATGAAGCAGAAAATCCTGGTAGTGATCTGAAAGCACCTAGTAAAAAAGTTGGTAATCCTCGCAGGAAAAGTTTTTGTGCAAGAATGAAGGGAATGCGAAAGAGGCAAAAACCTTCTAATAATACTGGTGATGATAGATTGTCTAAATCATTAAGAGCTTGGAATTGTTAATTTGATTTTATGAGTGACGTATATCTTGGTAATCCATTATTAAAAAAAGCAAACACTGCGATTGAGTTTACAGAAGATCAAATTATTGAGTTTCTGAAATGTAAACAAGATCCAATTTATTTTGCAAATAACTATATTAAAATTGTTTCTCTTGATGAAGGTTTAACACAGTTTCATCCATATCATTTTCAAGAGAAATTAATTCACAATTTTCACAATAATAGATTTAATATCTGTAAGATGCCACGACAGACTGGTAAGTCTACTACTGTGGTATCATATCTACTGCATTATGCACTTTTTAATGACAGTGTAAACATTGGTATTCTGGCAAACAAAGCATCTACTGCTAGAGAATTGTTAGGAAGATTATCAACCGCATACGAAAACTTACCAAAATGGATGCAGCAAGGTATTCTAGTATGGAATAAAGGAAATATAGAACTAGAAAATGGCAGTAAGATACTGGCATCATCTACATCTGCGAGTGCTGTCCGAGGCATGTCGTTCAATATCTTATTTCTAGACGAATTCGCATTCGTCCCTAATCACGTCGCTGACTCCTTCTTTGCATCTGTTTATCCTACTATTACTTCTGGTAAAAGCACAAAGGTAATTATTGTATCAACACCACACGGTATGAATCACTTCTACCGTATGTGGCATGATGCGGAGAGAAATAAAAACGAATATATTCCTACAGAGGTTCACTGGTCAGAAGTTCCTGGTAGAGATGTTGTTTGGAAAGAACAAACAATTGCAAACACATCAGAAGAACAGTTTCGTGTTGAGTTTGAATGTGAGTTCTTGGGTTCTGTTAATACTCTCATCAATCCATCAAAACTCAAAACTTTA